TTAGTACACAAGTTTTTCTAATTTTTGCTCTAACTCTCTGTCCATTTTCTCTGTTACATGTGTATACACCTTTATAGTCGTTTTTTCATCTGTATGTCCTACTCTTTTCATAATTGCTTTTAACGATATATTCATTTCCGCCAATAAACTTATGTGTGTATGCCTTAGTGTGTGAGTAGTAACTTTTTTATTTATATTTAATGATTCTGCAGCTGAGGACAATCGTTTGTTTATCCTACTGCCTTGCATAGGATTTCCTTGGCAAGTTGTGAATATAAACCCTCTATCAACATAGCTTGGTTCCCATTGTTGCATCTTTTTATTTTCTAACATTATTTTTTTCAATACATTTGCTATCCTTGAATTGATGGCGATTTTTCTTCTTGAACCTGCGGTCTTAGTAGTATCTTTGTGACCAAATCCAGCATTACATTTGATTCTGTGAATAGTACCGTTAATATCGATCGTCTTATTTTTGAGGTCTACATCTTTAACTTGGAGCGCTAATAACTCACCTATGCGCATACCTGTTAAAGCTTGAACTTCAACAGCCCCAGCAACTAAAATACGAGCTCTATACTGCATGTTATTATCGTTCAGTATAAAATCGCGTATCTGTATTACCTGTTCCATCTCTAAATAGTTATACATTTTCGCTTCTTCTTTTTCTATATCTTCTATCGTCTTACTCTTCTTTGGTAGTGTGACGCTATTTAATATGTGTTCGTTTGGATAATTGTAAAATTTAACGGCGTATTTAATAGCTTCTTTCATATGTCCAAGTTGACGCTTTACCTGATTTTCAGAATATATGTTTGATAATTCGTTAATAAATGTTTGCATGTACTTTGTATCAATTTTGTTTAAAAGTAAATTTTGAGAACTGTTCTTTTTGATGTTTTTGATTCTTGTTTTCAAATTATCAAGCGTCGTTACTTTAAAGCCAGATGTTTTTATATGATATTCAAGCCATTCATCTAATAGCGCGTGAAAAGTCAAAGTTTTTAATTCGCTTGACGACTTGTTGTTCAGTTTTTCTTTTATTTTTTCTTCTAAACGAAACATTGCTTCTTTTTGAGATTGTTTTGTATTCTTGTTCAACACAACACTTACGCGCTTCCATTTATCTGTGTATGGATCTTTGTACTTCTCGTAATATCTGTATTTAGTTTCGTTATTTTTGTTTTTAAATTTTTCAATCCACATGTTTATACCTCCTGTAGGAACGTACGTTCTGTAAATTTGTAAAAAATAATAAGGGTAGGTGGGTTACCCAAAATTTAGTACTAGGTACTAAATATGTTATAATAAAATAAAAAGTAGGTGATAAGATGACTCAATTTCTAGGGGCGCTTCTTCTTACAGGAGTTTTAGGTTACATACCATATAAATATCTAACAATGATAGGTTTAGTTAGTGAAAAAAACAAGATTATCAATACTCCTGTATTATTGATTTTTTCTATTGAAACATGTTTGATATGGTTTTATACTTTTATAATTTTTAATAATGTTGATTTAAAAAATTTGAGTTTACTTCAGTTGCTTACAGGTCTAAAAGCAAATATTTGGTTTCTAATTATTTTTGTTTTAACAGTGCTTGTATTTAATCCTTTAATTGTTAAATTCATTATCTGGTTAATTAATAAAACAAGAAAGTTTATGAATTTGGATTGTATAAGCTTATTAGACAAAAGAGACAAGTTGTTTAATAACAACGGTAAACCAGTATTTATAGTTATTAAAGACTTTGAAAACAGAATCATTGAAGAGGGTGAACTTAAAACCTATAATTCAGCTGGTAGCGATTTCGATTTACTAGAGGTTGAGCGACAAGATTTCAAAGTATCTGATTTACCGTCAAACGATGAATTGTATATTAAACATACACTTGTAGACCTTAAACAACAAATTAAATTGGATTTATATTTAATGAATGAATATTAATCTTTTTTCTTAGCTTTTTCTGATAAAGTGCTTTTTAAGTTTTCGCTGGCACCCGGCTTTTCAAAACTTTTGTTTATTGGGTTACTACGAGTAGCTTCTTGTTTTTTGTTTTTATCCGCCATAAAATTCTCACCACCATTCAACGTCTACACTTGTAGGCGTTTTTGAATTTTTTTAATCCTTTTTCTCGTCACGCTATATAGGTACTTTTAATCATAATTAAAGCCAAGTTTATTTAAAATCTCTAAATAATCTGACGACTTTGCCCGTAATGTTTACGTCATTTATTTTTGACATTGGGTAGCTTCTATCTTTAATGGTAACGTAATTAGATAATCGCTTTAGGGTAAATGTGTCATCTGAGTTAAATATAATTTCGCAAAAATATTCATCAGTTTCGGTTCCGTTCTCTGGGAAGAAAACGGTTATTATATCTCTATCAAAGATAAAGTCGATTACATCATCATCTTGATCTAAAATGTAGCAAACAGTCATATCGCCATTTTCAACTCTTCTTGCGCTATTTATAGTAGTTATTGGTTGGGCAACTAATTTGCCTTTTGCCTCTGTGTATCTTTTTGGAAATTCCACATAATTCATTAAATCAATTGTTTTATTTGTTTCCATATTAGTTCTTTTTTCTATATCGTTATATCTCCATAAGTATTGTTTCTCTTCCATCCCTCATCCTCCTCGCGCCACACAGGCGCTGTTAATCACATTTTAGTTCTATCAGTGATTTTAGACTCCATAACTCTTTGACGTGACTCTTTAGCTTCTCGAATCATATCTTTAAATTCTTGACTGTCTATAAAAGCTTTGGCTTCTTCTATTTGTTCTTGAGTAAGCTCTTTGCCACCAGTATTGATGTGTAAGTGTTCAATTTCTTTATAAGAACTCATTTTTTCGACTCCTGTTCTTCAAGTTCACTTTTAGTTATAGGTAAACCATTATTCAACCTATAAGTCAGTTCTTCTTCTGTATAAAAGGGGATTTCAACCATTTCCCACTCTTCAATGTTAATGTCAACTTCTTTTAAATTCATTTTACTACCTCCTATAAAATAACTTTTCCAACTAATCTCACACTTTCATTATCATAAAAATGTAAATCTTTATACTTTTTATTTAAAGAAACCAACGTTAATCTGTTATCTTCTACATAAACCTTCTTTACGTAAGCATCTCCATTTATAATAAAGACGCCTATTTGTCCATCTTTGATAGTGTGAGATTTTTCAATGAATATAATTTGTCCATTTTTAAATAACGGCTCCATTGAGTCTCCATTTACTTTTAAAGCTATATCATGTGCGGGGACATAACCTCTTACGAATTCTTTTGAAATAGGTTCGTTATATAATCTTTCACCAATACCAGCAGACGCACAACCATATATATCCACTTCGGATTTTTCTTGAATGTAAGAATTGAAATCTACCAGATTATCATCACTGTCATTATTTTGCTCTTCTAATTGATTAGTCGCATATTTTAGTACATTGCTTTGTCTTGGAGGCGTGAGTTGAGATGACACGTTATGAATTTCTTCAATAATTTTCGAATCATCCATATCATGTATTAAATCTAAGGGTTTAACTCCAAAAACGTTAGCTATTTCAGGTAATTTATCTAGTTTTGGACTTCTAATTCCCTTTCTCCATCTTGTGACTGTTGTTCTATTTACATCTACTAATTCTGCTAATTCACTATCACTCATATCTCTTTTGTTCATCAGACGTTCTAGATTCGAAGAAAATGAACTCATATTTTTATCTCCTTTAAACATATTATCTAACTAATAACTTCATTATATGCCTACAGTTCCAAAAATGCAACAAAAAACATAAAAATATGTGTAGAGGCAAAAAAATATGTAAAAAGCACTTGCAATTTTGGAACATCAGGTGTAGTATTGTTTTCAGGAGGTGTTCCAAAAATGCACAAAGATTTATATAGCTTTAGAAAAGCGGCGAAAAAGAACCAAGACTTTATGGGGAGTTTGATTGGTGTTTCGGGTCAACAATACGGAAAAAGAGAACGCGGAGAGATTCCTATTAATTTAGATGAAGCGATGATTTTTTCTAAGGCACTCGAAACACCTATACAAGAACTATTTCCAGAATATTTTTTTATTGAGCGAGTTCCAAAAATGCACAAAAACGAAATAACATCTTAAAAGGAGGACACAATGGAACAAATCACGTTAACCAAAGAAGAGTTGAAAGAAATTATAGCGAAAGAAGTTAGAAATGCTATAAAAGGCGAGAAACCAATCAGCTCAGGTGCAATTTTCAGTAAAGTAAGAATCAATAATGACGATTTAGAAGAAATCAATAAAAAACTCAATTTCGCAAAAGATTTGTCACTAGGAAGATTGAGGAAGCTTAATCATCCGATTCCACTAAAAAAGTATCAGCATGGCTTCGAATCAATTCATCAAAAAGCTTATGTACAAGATGTTCATGATCATATTAGAAAATTAACATTATCAATTTTTGGAGTGACACTTAATTCAGACTTGAGTGAAAGTGAATACAACCTAGCAGCAAAAGTTTATCGAGAAATCAAAAACTATTATTTATACATCTATGAAAAGAGAGTTTCAGAATTAACTATCGATGATTTCGAATAAAGGAGGAACAACAAATGTTACAAAAATTTAGAATTGCGAAAGAAAAAAATAAATTAAAACTCAAATTACTCAAGCATGCTAGTTACTGTTTAGAAAGAAACAACAACCCTGAACTGTTGCGAGCAGTTGCAGAGTTGTTGAAAAAGGTTAGCTAAATTCAACGGTAAGGATTTGCCCTGCCTCCACACTTAGAGTTTGAGATCCAACAAACACATAAGTTTTAGTAGGGTCTAGAAAAAATGTTTCGATTTCCTCTTTTGTAACAGTTTCAATTCCTTCATATCCTGGAAAAACAATTTTCTTTAAATCCGAAACATGTTTTTTTGAACCATCCTTTAAAGTAACTAGAAGTTTCATACTTATCACCTCCTTAGGTTGATAACAACATTATACACGAAAGGAGCATAAACATTATGCAAGCATTACAAACATTTAATTTTAAAGAGCTACCAGTAAGAACAGTGGAAATTGAAAACGAACCTTATTTTGTAGGAAAAGATATTGCTGAGATTTTAGGATATGCAAGGACAGACAATGCCATCAGAAATCATGTTGATAGTGAGGACAAGCTGACGCACCAATTTAGTGCATCAGGTCAAAACAGAAATATGATCATTATCAACGAATCAGGATTATACAGTTTAATCTTTGACGCTTCTAAACAAAGCAAAAACGAAAAAATCAGAGAAACCGCTCGAAAATTCAAACGATGGGTAACATCAGACGTCCTACCAGCCATTCGCAAACACGGTATCTACGCAACAGACAATGTAATTGAACAAACATTAAAAGATCCAGACTACATTATTACAGTATTGACTGAGTATAAGAAAGAAAAAGAGCAAAACTTAGTTTTACAACAGCAAGTAGAAGTTAACAAACCAAAAGTATTATTCGCTGACTCGGTAGCTGGTAGTGATAATTCAATACTTGTTGGGGAACTAGCGAAAATACTTAAACAAAACGGTGTTGATATAGGACAAAACAGGTTGTTCAAATGGTTAAGAAATAATGGATATCTCATTAAAAAGAGTGGAGAAAGTTATAACTTACCAACTCAAAAGAGTATGGATCTAAAAATCTTGGATATCAAAAAACGAATAATTAATAATCCAGATGGTTCAAGTAAAGTATCACGTACACCAAAAGTAACAGGCAAAGGACAACAATACTTTGTTAATAAGTTTTTGGGTGAAACACAAACAACTTAATAGGAGGAATTAAAAATGAACACACTATACAAAACAACCCTCCTCACCACAATGGCAGTTGTGACGTGGAAGGTTGTAAAGATTGAGAAAAACACAAGATTTAAGCTTAGAAATTTTGATTATCCAAAAATTAGTAATGCTCAGAGCAAATCATTGTTGGATATTGCTAGTCGCTATCTAAAAGATATTTAACTGTATTCAAAATTTTCATATCTTGTTGAGCTTTTAAGCTTTCGTATAAAGCTATTGAATAAATAATTTCGTAAGATACGTTTTCAGGAGCATCTTCTTTCAACTTATTTATTCTATCTCTAAAAAAGTCACTGTCACCACCGAATTCTTTTTCGGCTTGATTACTAAGTTCACCAAAGAAATTTTGAAAATCATTAAATTCCATACTTATCCACCTCCTTTCACTAGGAGATAACTAAATTATACACAACACAAAAATAAAAAGGAGGAATAGATATGATAAAAAATAGTTTGCAAGCTAAAGAACTTGCGGTAATTTTATCTGTTTCTAAATCCAAAGCAGGACAAATAATAAGAGAACTGAATAAAGAGCTTGAAGACGAAGGATACATTGCGATACGAGGAAAAATACCCGTCCAATTAGCTAGAAAAAAATTCCCTTATCACGACTTATCAGACGAGAGAATAATGGAGGAGTTAAAAAAAGAAAATGAGTAAAACTTATAAAAGCTACTTAATAGCAGTGCTATGTTTCACAGTCTTAGCGATTGTACTTATGCCGTTTCTATACTTCACTACAGCGTGGTCAATTGCAGGATTCGCAAGTATCGCAACTTTCATATTTTATAAAGAATACTTTTATGAGGTGGATGATTAAATGACTTGGTTCGAAGAACACGTTGAACCTAGTGTGGAATGGGAAAGAAAAGCAGAACAAGCTGTGTTAAGTGATGATGAAGTTAAGACGATTACTGAATACAGAGAGAAGTACAACAATCCATATATTTACATGTCGGTTCAAAACAAAAATTATCTTGTTGAATATGTAGACAGACATACCGGTGACATAGTATTACACAATTTAAAACTTAAGAAATCATACAGAAGAAGAGCGCATCAATATTTTTTTGTCGGCCAAATAGTAGTACCAGGCGAGCCAAAAGGCATAATTTATGAAACATCTTTGATAATAAGATAAAAAAACCGCTACTTGCGCCAACAAGTAACAGTGACAAACATTTAAGAAATAAAATTCAAGTTAATTAAATCAAAATATACGGAGGTAGTCAAGATGTATTACGAAATAGGCGAAATCATACGCAAAAATATTCATGTTAACGGATTCGATTTTAAGCTATTCATTTTAAAAGGTCATATGGGCATATCAATACAAGTTAAAGATATGAACAACGTACCAATTAAACATGCTTATGTCGTAGATGAGAATGACTTAGATATGGCATCAGAATTATTCAACCAAGCAATAGATGAATGGATTGAAGAGAACACAGACGAGCAAGACAGACTAATTAACTTAGTCATGAAATGGTAGAGGGGGATTAACTAATGGCTAATCTATATGAGCTATCAGAAGCATTTAAAGAGATGTCTAATCAAGATGAATTAGATCCAACATTACTAAAAGATACATTAGATTCTATCAAAGCAGAAATGAACGTCAAAGTAGATAACATTGTCAATTGGAGACGTGAAACTTTAGGTGACATAGATGTCATAGATAAAGAAATTAAGAGACTTCAAAATTTAAAAAAACAAAAACAAAATTTAACTGATCGTTTAAGAGATTACTTAAAAGAGATGTTAGAAACACAGGAAGTAGATAGTTACCGCACAGCTACTAATCATATTTACAAGCGCAAAAACGGGGCTAGTAAAAATATTATCGATGAAAAACTTATTCCAAAGGATTATTGGCTATCACAAGCCCCGAAACTTAATTCTAAGCAACTAATCGATGATTTGAAAGATGGGAAAGATATTCCTGGCGTTGAATTAAAGGTAACAGAAAGCCTGGTGATTAAGTGATGAATAAATCAGAAACAGTTGTAGAAATAAACAAAGCTATGGTTGCGTTTCGTAAAGAAGTAAAACAACCGCTCAAAGATAAAAATAATCCATTTTTCAAATCAAAATACGTACCTCTTGAGAACGTTGTAGAAGCCATTGACGAGGCGGCAACACCTCATGGACTGTCTTATACTCAATGGGCTTTGAACGATGTAGACGGGCGCGTAGGAGTCGCTACAATGCTTATGCATGAAAGCGGTGAATATATCGAGTATGATCCTGTATTTATGAATGCAGAAAAGAATACGCCACAAGGAGCAGGCTCGTTAATAAGTTATCTTAAACGTTATTCGCTATCTGCGATTTTCGGTATTACTAGTGACCAAGACGATGACGGAAATGAAGCAAGTGGAAAAAATAATAATCCAAAACAGCAAACTAGAACGCAATGGGCAAGTAGCGAAACTATAGGGATTTTAAGGAAAGAGGTTATAAGTTTCACTAAATTGATAAAGGGCACGGATAAAGAAGCTCCACAAAATATAGTAGAACAAAAATTCGACATAAATAACTATAAATTAACAGAAAAACAAGCAGCAGAAGCTATTCAAAAAATACGAAACAACGCAAAAACAATTACTGGAGGAAAACAATAATGTTAAACAGAACAGTATTAGTAGGACGCTTAACAAAAGATCCAGAATATAGAACAACGCCGAATGGTGTGAGTGTTACCACTTTCACTATCGCAGTTAACAGAACATTTACTAACGCTCAAGGAGAACGTGAGGCAGACTTTATTAACTGTGTAACTTTTAGAAAACAAGCAGAAAATGTAAATAATTATTTATCCAAAGGGTCATTGGCTGGCGTTGATGGACGTTTACAATCACGCAGTTATGAAAACAAAGACGGGCAACGTGTGTTTGTTACAGAAGTAGTAGCGGACAGTGTTCAATTCTTAGAACCGAAGAATAACAACCAACAACAAAACAACAATTATCATCAACAAAGACAAACTCAAACTGGTAATAATCCTTTTGATAATACCACTGCGATTACTGATGATGACCTCCCGTTCTGATTGGAATGATTAGATGCCAATAATTACTAGTTATATCACTCAAGACGACGGCACAACAACAGTTGTCATCTCGGGTGTTGAATTAGGCAATAAAGAAACATTACTACTTGATAACGGATTTGATGTGGAAGTAGATGTAAACGTTATAGATCCGTTTCAAATTACTGGACAACAACGTAAATTGATATTCGCATTGTGTAACGATATAGAAGCTCATACAGGACAGCCTCGAGATTATATGAGACAAATGTTCCAAGATTATGTGAAGTTTCTGTATGGCTATGAAGAACGCATATCTTTATCAAATTGTTCTCGAACTATAGCTAAGCAAATTATAGAAGCGATGTTTGAGTGGATTTTTACAAATGCGATTCCATTAAATTATAAAACAAGCAAATTGATGAAAGAAGATAAAAATTATCTTTATTGGGCAACTGTTACGCGTCATTGCATTATATGCGGAAAGCCTCACGCTGACCTAGCGCATTATGAAGCAGTCGGCAGAGGCATGAACAGAAATAAGATGAATCACTATGACAAACATGTATTAGCGTTATGTCGCGAACATCATAACCAGCAACACGCGATGGGCGTTAAGTCATTTGATGATAAATATCAATTGCATGACTCGTGGATAAAAGTTGATGAGAGGCTCAACGAAATGCTGAAAGGAGAAAACAATGGGAGAAGTATCGTGGATAAAACTTAAAGTTGGCATGTTTGATGACAGCAAAATCAAATATATCGAAGCTTTACCCGAAAGAGATACGATCATAACCATTTGGGTTAAGTTGCTAACTTTATCAGGAAAGTACAACGAACAAGGTTACATTATGCTATCTGAAAATTTGCCGTACAACGAAGAAATGTTAGCAAATGAGTTTAGCCGACCTATCAACTCAATAAGGTTAGCAATTCAAACTTTTGAGACATTGGGCATGATTGAAAAAGTTAATGGTGTCATAAAAGTGACAAACTGGGAAAAGCACCAAAACATTGAAGGACTCGAGAAAATCAGGGCGCAGAACAGATTGAGGAAACAAAAGCAACGAGAAAACAACAGAAAATTGTTGAATGGTCACGTGACGTCACGTGACAGTCACGCAACAGAAGAAGATAAAGAATTAGATAAAGAATTAGAAAGAGATAAAGAAAAAGATATAGATAAGAATTTAAGTTCAAATAATAGCGCAACTGACGTTACGCATGAGCAATTTGAGGAATGGTGGAAACTTTACAACAAGAAAAAAGATAAGAAGATGTCTTTCGCTAAATTCAAATCATGCTTAAAGAAACATACTTTTGAGCAAATCATGCAAGGTACTCGAGAATATTTAAAAACTATTACAGACAAACAATATCAAAAGTACCCTAAAACGTTTTTAACTAACGAAAGCTATATGAATGATTATAGCGAAGAGATTAAAGAAACTGGCATAGATCAATTGGAACGTATGAAGTACGACGAAAGTTATTGGGACTAGGAGGATCTTATGAAACCGTTATTCAACGAAAAAATAAACGAAAGTTTAAAAAAGTATCAACCAATCGAAGTAATACTAAGACAGAATTGCGATAAATGTGGGCGTCAATACGACTTATATAAGTTTGAAAATGGATATGAATACAAAGACGGTTGCGAATGCGAAATTCAAAGATTGGCTTATGAAGAATACAAAAGGAATAAACAAAAGAAACTTGATTATATTTTCAATCAATCAAATGTTAATCCGTCATTAAGAGATGCAACAGTCAACAACTATAAGCCACAAAATGAAAAACAAGTACAAGCTAAACAAACAGCAATAGAGTACGTACAAGGCTTCTCTACAAAAGAACCAAAATCATTAATATTGCAAGGTTCATATGGAACTGGTAAAAGCCACCTAGCATACGCTATAGCAAAAGCAGTCAAAGCTAAAGGGCATACAGTTGCTTTTATGCATATACCAATGTTGATGGATCGTATCAAAGCGACATACAACAAAAATGCAGTTGAAACTACAGACGAGCTAGTCAGATTGCTAAGTGATATTGATTTACTTGTACTAGATGATATGGGTGTAGAAAACACAGAACACACTTTAAATAAACTTTTTAGCATTGTTGATAACAGAGTAGGTAAAAACAACATCTTTACAACTAACTTTAGTGATAAAGAACTAAATCAAAATATGAACTGGCAACGTATCAATTCAAGAATGAAACACAATGCAAGAAAAGTAAGAGTAATCGGAGACGATTTCAGGGAGCGAGATGCATGGTAATAACAAAACAAAATATAAAAGAAATATTACATTGTAGAGATGTATATGCTCAAAAGATGATTGATTTTGCAAACGGAGACCAAGAGAAACTTAAAAAACTTATTGATGATAAGTTGAAAGAAAAAGAAGAAAGATCCGCTATCGTCGAATATTAAGGAGTGTTAAAAATGCCGAAAGAAAAATATTACTTATACCGAGAAGATGGCACGGAAGATATTAAGGTCATCAAGTATAAAGACAACGTAAATGAAGTTTATTCGCTCACAGGAGCCCATTTCAGCGACGAAAAGAAAATCATGACTGGATAGTGACCTAAAACGATTCAAAGGCGCTCACGGACTTCTATATGAGCAAGAGCTAGGTTTACAAGCAACGATATTTGATATTTAGAGGTGGCACAATGAGTAAATACAACGCTAAGAAAGTTGAGTACAAAGGAATTGTATTTGATAGCAAAGTAGAGTGCGAATATTACCAATATTTAGAAAGTAATATGAATGGCATTAATTATGATCATATCGAAATACAACCGAAATTTGAATTATTACCAAAATTAGATAAACAACGAAAGATTGAATATATTGCAGACTTCGCGTTATATCTCGATGGCAAACTGATTGAAGTTATCGACATTAAAGGTATGCCAACTGAAGTAGCAAAACTTAAAGCAAAGATTTTTAGACATAAATACAGAAACATAAAACTCAATTGGATATGTAAAGCACCTAAGTATACAGGCAAAACATGGATTACGTATGAGGAATTAATTAAAGCAAGACGAGAACGCAAAAGAGAAATGAAGTGATTTAATGCAACAACAAGCATATATAAACGCAACGATTGATATAAGAATACCTACAGAAGTTGAATATCAGCATTTTGATGATGTGGATAACGAAAAAGATGCGCTGGCAAAGCGTTTAGATGACAATCTGGATGAATTACTAAAGTATGACAACATAACAATAAGACGTGCATATATAGAGGTGGAATAAATGAAGCTGAACGAAGTATTCGCAACTAATTTAAGAGTAATCATGGCTAGAGATAACGTAAGTGTTCAAGATTTGCACAACGAAACTGGCGTATCAAGATCAACTATTAGTGGATATAAAAACGGAAAAGCTGAGATGGTTAACTTAAATGTATTAGATAAATTGGCAGATGCTCTAGGTGTTAATGTAAGTGAACTATTTACTAGAAATCACAACACACACAAATTAGAGGATTGGATTAAAACAGTAAATGTATAGAGGTGGAATAAATGGCGAAAACAGCAAGAATTGTAAGGATACATGATAAACCGTATAGGTTCAGTGAATTTGAAATGGAGTTAATTGAAAGTCACGGTATAACACCCGGGATGGTTTCTAAAAGAGTAAAAGACGGTTGGGAACTACATGAAGCAATGGACGCACCAGAAGGCATGCGTTTAAGCGAGTACAGAGAAAAGAAAACAATAGAAAGACTGGAACAAGCTAGACTCGAACGCAAATTGGAAAGACAGCGAAAGAAAGAGGCTGAGCTAAGAAGAAAGAAGCCACATTTGTTTAATGTACCTCAAAAACATTCACGTGATCCGTACTGGTTCGATATTACTTATAACCAAATGTTTAAGAAATGGCAGGAAGCATAAATGCCAAAAACTGATAGCGCATGTAAAGAATACTTAAACCAATTTTTCGGATCTAAGAGATATCTGTATCAGGATAACGAACGAGTGGCACATATCCATGTAGTAAACGGTACTTATTACTTTCATGGGCATATCGTGCCAGGTTGGCAAGGCGTGAAAAAGACATTTGATACAGCGGAAGAGCTCGAAATATATATAAAGCAGCATGGTTTGGAATACGAGGAACAGAAGCAACTAACTTTATTTTAGAGGAGGTTATGAAAGTGAACTATGAAACAGGGTTCCAAATAGGTGTAATGGAAGCTAGGTTGAAGAAGATGAGAAAACAACGAGATGAGTATAAGAAGCAACAAGATGAGCTTATCGTGGATATAGCGAAGTTACGAGAACGTAACAAAGAGTTGGAGAAGAAAGCAAGTGCATGGGATAGGTATTGCAAGAGCGTTGAAAAAGATTTAATAAACGAATTTGGCAACGATGATGAAAGAGTTAAATTTGGAATGGAATTAAACAATAAAATTTTTATGGAGGATGACACAAATGGATAACCGTGAACAAATAGAACAGTCCGTTATAAGTGCTAGTGCGTATAACGGTAATGACACAGAGGGATTGCTAAAAGAGATTGAGGACGTGTATAAGAAAGCACAAGCGTTTGATGAAATACTTGATGGAATGACAAATGCTATTCAACATTCAGTTAAAGAAGGTATTGAACTTGATGAAGCAGTAGGGATTATGGCAGGTCAAGTTGTCTATAAATATGAGGAGGAACAGGAAAATGACTAACACATTAACAATTGATCAGTTACAAGAGTTATTACAAATACAAAAGAAGTTCGACGATAGAATACCGACTAGAAATTTAAATGACACAGTAGCTAGTATGATTATTGAATTTGCGGAGTGGGTTAACACACTTGAGTTTTTTAAAAATTGGAAGAAACAACCAGGTAAGCCATTAGATACACAATTAGATGAGATTGCTGATTACTTAGCTTTCAGTTTGCAATTAACTTTGACTATTGTTGATGAAGAAGATTTGGAAGAAACTACTGAGGTTATGGTTGATTTGATTGAAAATGAAGTTACTTTACCTAAACTACATTCAGTTTATTTTGTTCATGTAATGCATACACTAACAGAACAATTTGTAAAAGGTATTGATAATAGTATTGTACAAGTTTTAATAATGCCTTTTTTGTACGCCAATACTTACTATACAATCGACCAACTCATTGACGCATACAAAAAGAAAATGAAAAGGAACCACGAAAGACAAGATGGAACAGCAGACGCAGGAAAAGGATACGTGTAAAGACATCTTAGATCGAGTCAAGGAGGTTTTGGGGAAGTGACACAATACTTAGTCACAACATTCAAAGATTCAACAGGACGTAAACATACACACATAACTCGAGCTAAAAGCAATCAAAGGTTTACAGTTGTTGAGGCAGAGAGTAAAGAAGAAGCGAAAGAGAAATATGAGTCACAAAATACACCTATTGTTTACTACACTAATAATTCTAAAGTGACCTTATTCGAAAGACCTAGTGAAGAAGTATTAGGTTCTTTGTTCGAAAAGAAATAAAATCATTAAAGAGGGGAGATAATAATGTTTAATACACCTAAAATGAAATTACCAGAAAAGCACACCGAGGTATTTAAGACGTATAAAAATGGAACGCCAGAAGAAAAAGCTGAGATTGAAGGCTGTTTTATTAAAACTGTTAAAGATGAAGATAGTGAATTTTACAGCCCTATGTTAGCCAGTCTAAATGAACAACAGTTAAAGAGTATGTTGAGACAGGTACTTTTTTTGATTGATACAGGAGATGACAATGATGATTAAAAAACTTAAAAATATGGATTGGTTCGATATCTTTATTGTTGGAATACTGCGATTATTCGGCGTAATCGCACTGATGCTTGTTGTCATATCGCCTATCTATACAGTGGCTAGTTACCAAAACAAAGAAGTACATCAAGGGACAATTACAGATAAATATAACAAGAGACAAGATAAAGAAGACAAGTTCTATATTGTGTTAGACAACAAGCAAGTCATCGAAAACTCTGACTTACTATTCAAAAAGAAATTTGATAGCGCAGACATACAAGCTAGGTTAAAAGTAGGCGACAAAGTAGAAGTTAAAACGATTGGTTATAGAATACACTTTTTAAATTTATATCCGGTCTTATACGAAGTAAAGAAGGTAGATAAATAATGATTAAGCAAATATTAAGACTATTATTCTTACTAGCGATGTATGAGCTAGGTAAGTATGTAACTGAGCAAGTATATATTATGATGACGGCTAATGATGATATAGAGGCGCCGAGTGATTTTGAAAAAATCAGAGCTGAAGTTTCATGGTAATAGCTATTATCATTTTTGAATTAATTATATTAATGTGTTTAGCAATAGCACTGGAGGTGTTGTAAATATGTGGATTGTCATTTCAATTGTTTTATCTATATTTTTATTGATCTTGTTAAGTAGCATTTCTCATAAGATGAAAACCATAGAAGCATTGGAGTATATGAATGCTTATCTTTTCAAGCAGTTAGTAAAAAATAATGGTGTTGAAGGTTTAGAAGATTATGAAAATGAAGTTGAACGAATTAGAAAAAGATTCAAAAGCTAAAGAGAGGCGTTGGCTTCTCTGCTCTATCTAAAATAATGAAAGGAGCCGAACATGTTAGACAAAGTCACTCAAATAGAAACAATTAAATATGATCGTGATGTCTCATATTCTTATGCTGCTAGCCGTTTATCTACACATTGGACTAATCACAATATGGCTTGGTCTGACTTTATGCAGAAGCTAGCACAAACAGTTAGAACTAAAGAAGATTTAACTGAGTACAATAAAATGTCTAAGTCTGAACAAGCCGATATAAAAGATGTTGGCGGATTTGTCGGTGGATATTTAAAAGAAGGCAAACGGCGTGCTGGTCAAGTCATGAATCGTTCAATGCTAACACTTGATATCGATTATGCTGCTCAAGATATGACTGACATATTATCTATGTTTTATGATTTTGCGTATTGTTTATATTCAACACATAAGCATAGAGAGATAAGTCCAAGACTGCGTTTAGTGATTCCTTTAAAACGAAATGTAAATGCAGATGAGTATGAAGCTATTGGGCGTAAAGTCGCAGATATCGTTGGCATGGATTACTTCGATGATACAACTTATCAACCTCATAGGTTAATGTATTGGCCTTCAACTAGCAACGATGCGGAATTTTTCTTTACCTATGAAGATTTACCTTTGTTAGATCCAGATACAATATTAAATGAATATGTTGATTGGACTGACACATTAGAATGGCCAACGTCTTCAAGGGAAGAGAGTAAGACTAAAAGATTAGCAGATAAGCAAGGTGACCCAGAAGAAAAGCCGGGAATTGTTGGCGCATTTTGTAGAGCCTATACGATAGAAGAAGCTATATCAACTTTTATTCCTGACTTATACGAAAAACATTCTACTAACCGTTATACCTATCATGAAGGTTCAACTGCAGGTGGATTGGTGTTATACGAAAATAACAAGTTTGCCTATTCTCATCATAATACGGATCCCGTAAGCGGTATGCTTGTGAACAGTTTTGATTTAGTACGCATACACTTATATGGTGCTCAAGATGAAGACACTAAAACAGATACTCCGGTTAATCGACTACCTAGTTATAAAGCAATGCAGCAAAGAGCGCAAAATGATGAGGTTGTTAAAAAGCAATTAATTAATGACAAAATGTCTGATGCAATGCAGGATTTCGATGAAATAGAAAATAGCGATGATGCATGGTCTGAGACGTTAGAAATTACTTCGAAAGGTACTTTCAAAGCTAGTATTCCAAATATAGAAATTATATTGCGTAATGATCCAAATTTAAAAGGAAAAATAGCATTTAATGAATTTACAAAACAAATTGAATGCTTAGGGAAAATGCCATGGAATAATAATTTTAAAATACGTCAATGGCAAGACGGTGATGATAGCAGTTTAAGAAGTTATATCGAAAAGATTTATGACATACACCATTCAGGCAAAACAAAAGATGCCATTATAAGCGTAGCAATGCAAAATGCCTATCATCCAGTAAGAGATTATCTAAATAAAATATCGTGGGATGGGCATAAACGTCTTGAAAAGTTATTTATCAAATACTTAGGTGTTGAAGACACTGAAGTGAATAGAACAACTACCAAAAAAGCATTGACTGCTGGAATCGCTCGAGTAATGGAGCCTGGATGTAAATTTGACTACATGCTAACTCTTTTCGGTCCTCAAGGTGTAGGTAAATCTGCTTTGCTAAAAAAATTAGGTGGTGCATGGTTTTCTGACAGTTTAGTTTCTGTTACAGGTAAAGAAGCTTATGAGGCATTACAAGGCGTTTGGCTAATGGAAATGGCAGAACTTGCAGCTACAAGAAAAGCTGAAGTTGAAGCTATTAAGCATTTCATATCTAAACAAGTTGACCGATTTCGTGTTGCTTATGGGCATTATATTGAAGATTTTCCAAGGCAATGTATTTTCATTGGTACAACTAATAAAGTTGATTTCTTAAGAGATGAAACTGGTGGAAGACGTTTTTGGCCAATGACTGTAAATCCAGAGAGAGTTGAAGTGAACTGGTCTAAACTAACCAAAGATGAGATTGACCAAATTTGGGCAGAAGCTAAACACTATTATGAACAAGGAGAAGAGTTGTTCCTTAACCCTGAACTAGAAGAAGAAATGCGTTCAATCCAAAGTAAACATACTGAGGAATCTCCATATACAGGTATTATTGATGAATATCTTAACACGCCAATCCCAAGCAATTGGGAAGACTTGAGTATCTTTGAAAGAAGACGATTTTATCAAGGTGATGTTGATATGTTACCAACAGGAAATGTAGATTACGTTGAAAGAAATAAGGTCTGTGCGCTTGAAGTGTTTGTTGAATGTTTTGGTAAGGATAAGGGAGATAGTAGAGGATCTATGGAAATTAGAAAGATTTCAAACATCTTAAGACAATTAGACAATTGGTCTGTATATGATGGCAATAAAAGTGGGAAAATTCGATTTGGAAAAGATTATGGTGTACAGATAGCTTATGTAAGAGATGAAAGTTTAGAAGATTTAATATAAGAAATGTTGAATAAATATACATTTTAGAGTGTTGTATCAGATGTTGCATCATTTTTTGAGTGATGCAACACGGGAGTGTAAAAAGTAATCGTAGGTGTTGTATCATTTTTGGTGATGCAACATTGATGCAACAAATGATACAACATCTCTTTCCCTTCTCGCTGTAAGGTTCAACCCTGTTTGTTTCCAATGTTGCATCAAATTCACTATAAAGTTTAAAAAGTAGTGTTAGGGAGTAAAGGGGTATAGGGGTAACCCTCTAACAGCTATTTTTAAAAGTTTGGCAAGAATTGATGCAACATCGGAACACAAATATAAATTTTGTATACAAGGTGAATATATGAAAGAGTCGACATTAGAAAAATATTTAGTGAAAGAGATAACAAAGCTAAACGGTTTATGTTTAAAATGGGTTGCACCTGGAACAAGGGGTGTACCAGATAGAATTATTATTATGCCAGAAGGAAAAACATTTTTTGTAGAAATGAAGCAAGAAAAGGGAAAGTTGCATCCTTTACAAAAATATGTGCATAGACAATTTGAAAACAGAGATCATACAGTATATGTGTTATGGAATAAAGAACAAGTAAACACTTTTATAAGAATGGTAGGTGGAACATTTGGCGATTGACTTCAAACCACATAGCTATCAAAAGTATGCAATAGATAAAGTGATAGATAATGAGAAATACGGTCTGTTTTTAGATATGGGGCTAGGGAAAACAGTATCAACACTTACAGCATTTAGTGATTTGCAGTTGTTAGACACTAAAAAAATGTTAGTCATAGCACCTAAACAAGTTGCTAAAGATACATGGGTTGATGAAGTTGATAAGTGGAACCATTTAAATCATCTGAAAGTGTCGTTAGTCTTAGGAACACCTAAAGAAAGAAATGATGCATTAAACACAGAGGCTGATATCTATGTAACCAATAAAGAAAATACTAAATGGTTATGTGATCAATATAAAAAAGAATGGCCATTTGACATGGTTGTGATTGATGAACTGTCTACATTTAAAAGTCCTAAGAGTCAAAGGTTTAAATCTATTAAAAAGAAATTACCACTCATTAATAGATTTATAGGATTAACAGGAACACCTAGCCCAAATAGTTTACAGGATTTATGGGCTCAAGTTTATTTGATAGACAGAGGTGAAAGACTTGAGTCTTCATTCAGTCGTTATCGAGAAAGGTACTTTAAACCAACTCATCAAGTTAGCGAACATATTTTTAAGTGGGAGCTAAGAGACGGATCTGAAGAAAAGATATATAAACAAATAGAAGATATATGTTTAAGCATGAAAGCGAAAGATTATCTGGATATGCCTGACAGAGTTGATACTAAACAAACAGTAGTCTTATCTGAAAAAGAAAGAAAAGTATATGAAGAATTAGAAAAAAACTATATTTTAGAATCGGAAGAAGAAGGAACAGTTGTAGCTCAGAATGGGGCATCATTAAGTCAAAAACTACTTCAACTATCTAACGGTGCAGTTTATACAGATGATGAAGATGTAAGACTTATACATGATAAGAAGTTAGATAAGTTAGAGGAAATTATAGAGGAGTCTCAAGGCCAACCAATATTATTGTTTTATAACTTCAAACATGATAAAGAAAGAATACTTCAAAGGTTTAAGGAAGCAACCACATTAGAGGATTCAAACTATAAAGAACGTTGGAATAGTGGAGACATTAAGCTGCTTATAGCACATCCAGCAAGTGCAGGGCATGGATTAAACTTACAACAAGGTGGGCACATTATTGTTTGGTTTGGACTTACATGGTCATTGGAATTATACCAACAAGCAAATGCTAGATTATATAGACAAGGACAAAATCATACGACTATTATTCATCACATCATGACCGATAACACAATAGATCAAAGAGTATATAAAGCTTTACAAAATAAAGAACTAACGCAAGAAGAATTAATGAAAGCTATTAAAGCAAGAATAGCTAAGCATAAGTAATGGAGGTCTAACATGGGGAACACAATATATGATATCAAGCCAGGAACATTTAAATATATTGAATCAGAAATATATAATTTAAATGAGAACAAGAAAGAAATAAAAAGATTGAGGTTGGAAATACTTAATCCAACGAAGGAACAAGATTCCAATATTGTATATGGACCATTACAAAAAGGCGAACCAGTTAGAACAACTGAACTAATGGCAACTAGATTATTAACTAATAAGATGTTACGAAACCTTGAAGAAATGGTCGAAGCAGTTGAGAGTGAATACTTAAAGTTGCCTGAAGATCATAAGAAAGTAATAAGGCTCAAGTATTGGAATAAAGAAAAGAAATTAAAGATGGAACAGATAGGACATGAATGCCATATGCATCGTAATACTGTTACTACTATACGAAAGAACTTTGTTAAAGCGGTAGCGTATCATGCAGGTATCAAATAACATTGTGCAAAGATTGTGCAAAAGGCCTACAAATCTGTAGTAATATGATAGTATCGGAAAGATGTATAAAGTTATCTAAAAGTTATACGACACAAGTACACGAGGCACATCGCTATGCGGTGTGTCTTTTGTTATGCAATCAAAGAGGTGTAAGAGATGACCAAGCACAATAACATTTATAAGCATGGTCGTAAGTCATATCAATACGATTGGTTCTATCATTCAAAAGCATGGAAGAAGTTAAGAGAGATAGCATTAGATAGAGATAATTATCTTTGTCAAATGTGTTTACGCGAAGATATTGTAACAGATGCAAACATAGTGCATCACATTATTTATGTTGATGAAGATTTTAACAAAGCTTTAGACTTAGATAATCTAATGTCAGTTTGTTATAGCTGTCATAACAAAATTCATGCAAATGATAATGACAAAAGTAATCTTAAGAAAATTAGAGTTCTAAAAATTTAAATAAAAAATTATTTAAATAAAATTTTATAGCCCCCTGCCCATCGGCTTAAAATGTTTTTTCGCCGGGTACCGGCGGGGGCCCTTCGCTTGCAACGCGGATAAACTTTTATGAAAGGGGGTCTTTATATGAAATTAACAAAAAAACAGCTAAAAGAATATATAGAGGATTACAAAAAATCTGATGACATATTAATTAACTTGTATATAGAAACATATGAATTTTATTGTCGGTTAAGAGATGAACTTAAAAATAGTGATTTGATGATAGAGCATACAAACAAGGCTGGTGCGAGCAATATTGTTAAGAATCCATTAAGCATAGAACTGACAAAAACAGTTCAAACACTAAATAACTTACTCAAGTCTATGGGTTTAACTGCAGCACAAAGAAAAAAGATAGTTCAAGAAGAAGGTGGATTCGGTGACTATTAAAGTTTTAAATGAACCTTCACCAAAACTATTAACAACATGGTATGCAGAGCAAGTCACTCAAGGGAAAATAAAAACAAGCAAATATGTTAAAAAAGAATGTGAGAGACACCTTAGATATCTAGAAAATGGAGGTAAATGGGTATTTGATGAAGAATTAGCGCATCGTCCTATTCGATTTATAGAAAAGTTTTGTAAACCTTCCAAAGGATCTAAACGTCAACTTGTATTACAGCCTTGGCAACATTTTATTATAGGTAGCCTTTTTGGTTGGGTTCATAAAGAAACAAAGTTACGCCGATTTAAAGAAGCTTTAATATTTATGGGGCGAAAAAATGGTAAAACAACAACCATTTCTGGTGTCGCTAACTATGCTGTATCACAAGATGGAGAAAATGGTGCAGAAATTCATTTGTTAGCGAACGTAATGAAACAAGCTAGAATATTATTCGATGAATCTAAGGCGATGATAAAAGCTAGCCCAAAGCTTGATAAAAATTTCAGAACATTAAGAGATGAAATCCATTATGACGCAACGATATCAAAAATTATGCCCCAAGCATCAGATAGCGATAAGTTAGATGGATTGAATACACACATGGGGATTTTTGATGAAATTCATGAATTTAAAGACTATAAATTGATTTCAGTTATAAAAAACTCAAGAGCTGCAAGGTTACAACCTCTTCTCATCTACATTACGACAGCAGGGTATCAATTAGATGGTCCACTTGTTGATATGGTAGAAGCGGGAAGAGACACCTTAGATCAAATCATAGAAGACGAAAGAACTTTTTATTATTTAGCATCTTTGGATGATGACGATGATATTAATGATTCGTCGAACTGGATAAAAGCAAATCCCAACTTAGGTGTCTCTATAAATTTAGATGAGATGAAAGAAGAGTGGGAAAAAGCTAAGAGAACACCAGCTGAACGTGGAGATTTTATAACCAAAAGGTTTAATATCTTTGCTAATAATGACGAGATGAGTTTTATTGATTACCCAACACTCCAAAAAAATAATGAAATTGTTTCTTTAGAAGAGCTGGAAGGCAGACCATGCACGATTGGTTATGATTTATCAGAAACAGAGGACTTTACAGCCGCATGTGCCACTTTTGCATTAGATAATGGCAAAGTTGCTGTCTTAACACATTCTTGGATTCCTAAACACAAAGTCGAGTATTCTAACGAAAAAATACCATATAGAGAATGGGAAGAAGATGGCTTACTAACAGTACAAGATAAGCCTTATATAGATTATCAAGATGTCTTTGATTGGATAATTAAAATGAATGCACATTATCCAGTGGAAAAAGTAACATATGACAGGGCAAATGCTTTCAAACTGAATCAAGAGTTAAAAAATTACGGCTTTGAAACGGAAGAAACAAGACAAGGAGCTTTGACCTTGAGCCCTGCATTGAAGGATCTAAAAGAAATGTTTTTAGATGGAAAAATAATATTTAATAATAATCCATTAATGAAATGGTATATCAATAATGTTCAGTTGAAACTAGATAGAAACGGAAACTGGTTGCCGTCTAAGCAAAGCAGATATCGTAAAATAGATGGTTTTGCAGCATTTTTAAACACATATACAGATATTATGAATAAAGTTGTTTCTGATAGTGGTGAAGGAAACATAGAGTTTATTAGTATTAAAGACATAATGCGTTAAGGAGGTGAATGTTATCGCAAAAGAGAATATTGTCACACGCATAAAGAAAAAATTGATAGACAATTGGATTGATCAGTCAACTTCTAAGCTTTATGACTTTAGCCCATGGAAAAATAGATCTTTTTGGGGTGTAATTAATAATACGCTTGAAACTAATGAAACGATATTTTCAGCTATTACAAAGTTATCTAATTCGATGGCTAGTTTGCCCTTGAAAATGTATGAAGATTATAAAGTAGTTAATACAGAAGTATCTGATTTACTTACAGTGTCACCGAATAATTCTCTGAGCAGTTTTGATTTTATTAATCAAATTGAAACAATCAGAAATGAAAAAGGTAATGCATATGTGCTAATTGAACGAGACATCTATCATCAACCATCAAAGCTTTTCTTATTAAATCCAGATGTTGTTGAAATGTTAATTGAAAACCAATCACGTGAACTTTATTATTCCATTCATGCTGCAACTGGAAATAAATTGATTGTTCATAATATGGACATGTTGCATTTTAAACACATCGTGGCATCTAATATGGTGCAAGGCATTAGTCCGATTGATGTGTTGAAGAATACAACTGATTTTGATAATGCAGTAAGAACCTTTAATCTTACAGAAATGCAAAAACCTGATTCTTTCATGCTTAAATATGGTTCCAATGTAGGTAAAGAAAAAAGGCAGCAAGTGTTAGAAGATTTCAAACAGTACTATGAAGAAAACGGTGGAATATTATTCCAAGAGCCTGGTGTTGAAATCGAACCGTTACCTAAAAAATATGTCTCTGAAGATATAGTGGCAAGCGAGAATTTAACAAGAGAAAGAGTAGCTAACGTTTTTCAATTGCCCTCAGTATTCTTAAATGCAAGATCAAATACAAATTTCGCGAAAAATGAAGAGTTAAACAGATTTTACTTGCAGCATACCTTATTGCCAATCGTCAAACAGTATGAAGAAGAATTTAATCGGAAACTACTTACTAAAACAGACAGAGAAAAAAATAGGTATTTTAAATTTAACGTTAAATCTTATTTAAGGGCTGATAGTGCAACACAAGCAGAAGTGTACTTTAAAGCAGTTCGTAGTGGTTACTACACTATAAATGACATTAGAGAGTGGGAAGATTTACCACCAGTTGAAGGTGGAGATAAGCCGCTAATAAGCGGTGATTTATACCCAATTGACACGCCACTTGAATTAAGAAAATCTTTGAAAGGTGGTGATAAAAATGTCAATGAAAGCTAAGTATTTTCAAATGAAAAGAAAATCAAAAAGTAAAGGTGAAATATTTATTTATGGTGATATTGTAAGTGATAAATGGTTTGAAAGTGATGTAACTGCTACAGATTTCAAAAATAAACTAGATGAACTAGGAGACATCAGTGAAATAGATGTTCATATAAATTCATCTGGAGGCAGTGTATTTGAAGGGCATGCAATATACAATATGCTAAAAATGCATCCTGCAAAAATTAATATCTATGTCGATGCCTTAGCGGCATCAATTGCTAGTGTTATCGCTATGAGTGGTGACACTATTTTTATGCACAAAAATAGTTTTTTAATGATTCATAATTCATGGGTTATGACTGTAGGTAATGCAGAAGAGTTAAGAAAGACAGCGGATTTACTTGAAAAAACAGATGCTGTTAGTAATTCAGCGTATTTAGATAAAGCAAAAGACTTAGATCAAGAACAATTAAAACAGATGTTAGATGCAGAAACATGGCTTACTGCAGAAGAAGCCTTGTCTTTCGGCTTGATAGATGAAATTTTAGGAGCTAATGAAATAGCTGCTAGTATCTCTAAAGAGCAGTATAAGCGTTTCGAGAACGTCCCGGAAGATTTAAAGAAAGATGTAGACAAAATCACTAAAATTGATGATGTAGATACATCTGAATTGGTTGAAACACCTAAAGAAAGCATGTCACTAGAAGAAAAAGAAAAAAGAGAAAAAATTAAACGCGAATGCGAAATTTTAAAAATGACAATGAATTATTAGGAGGAAATGAAATGCCGACATTATATGAATTAAAACAATCCTTAGGTATGATTGGACAACAATTAAAAAATAAAAATGATGAATTGAGTCAGAAAGCAACAGATCCAAATATTGATATGGAAGACATCAAACAACTAGAAACAGAAAAAGCAGGTTTACAACAAAGATTTAACATTGTTGAAAGACAAGTACAAGACATTGAAGAGAAAGAAAAAGCGAAAGTTAAAGACACAGGAGAAGCTTATCAATCTTTAAATGATAATGAGAAGTTGGTTAAAGCTAAGGCAGAGTTTTATCGTCACGCGATTTTACCAAATGAATTTGAAAAACCTTCAATGGAGGCACAACGTTTATTACACGCTTTACCAACAGGTAATGATTCAGGTGGAGATAAGCTCTTACCAAAAACACTTTCTAAAGAAATTGTTTCAGAACCATTTGCTAAAAACCAATTACGTGAAAAAGCTCGTCTAACTAACATTAAAGGTTTAGAGATTCCAAGAGTTTCATACACTTTAGACGATGATGATTTCATTACAGACGTAGAAACAGCAAAAGAATTAAAATTAAAAGGTGATACAGTCAAGTTCACTACTAATAAATTCAAAGTATTTGCTGCAATTTCAGATACTGTAATTCATGGATCAGATGTAGATTTAGTAAACTGGGTTGAAAACGCACTACAATCAGGATTAGCAGCTAAAGAGCGTAAAGATGCCTTAGCAGTAAGTCCTAAATCTGGATTAGAACACATGTCATTTTATAATGGATCTGTTAAAGAAGTTGAGGGAGCAGACATGTATGATGCTATTATTAACGCTTTAGCAGATTTACATGAAGATTACCGTGATAACGCAACAATTTATATGCGATATGCAGATTATGTCAAAATTATTAGTGTTCTTTCAAATGGAACAACAAATTTCTTTGACACACCAGCAGAAAAAGTATTTGGCAAACCAGTAGTATTTACAGATGCAGCAGTTAAACCTATTGTGGGAGATTTCAATTATTTTGGAATTAACTATGATGGAACAACTTATGACACTGATAAAGATGTTAAAAAAGGCGAATATTTGTTTGTATTAACAGCATGGTATGATCAGCAACGTACATTAGACAGTGCATTCAGAATTGCAAAAGCAAAAGAAAATACAGGTTCATTACCCAGCTAAACCCCAAAAGGTTAATGTAACAGCTAAGGCTAAATCAGCTGTAATATCAGCCGAATAGGGGTGATGAAATGAGTTTGGAAGAAATTAAATTGTGGTTGAGAATTGACTATAATTTCGAAAATGATTTAATTGAAGGTCTCATTCAATCGGCTAAGTCTGAATTATTATTAAGTGGGGTTCCAGATTATGACAAAGATGACTTGGAATACCCGCTTTTTTGTACAGCGATTAAATATATCATTGCAAGAGATTATGAAAGTCGTGGATACTCAAATGACCAATCTAGAAGCAAGGTGTTTAATGAAAAAGGATTGCAAAAAATGATTTTGAAATTAAAAAAGTGGTAGGTGATTTTTAAATGGAATTTAATGAATTTAAAGATCGCGCGTATTTTTTTCAATATATAAACAAAGGACCATATCCAGATGAAGAGGAAAAAATGAAATTGTATAGTTGCTTTTGTAAAATTTATAATCCTTCTATGAAAGATAGAGAAATTTTAAAAGCGACTGAATCAAAGTCAGGACTAACCATAATTATGAGGTCTTCTAAAATTGAATATCTACCACAAACAAATCACTTAGTTAAAATTGACAGAGGCTTATATTCCGATAAATTATTCAACATTAAAGAAATAAGAATTGATACACCAGATATTGGCTATAATACAGTGGTTTTATCAGAAAAATGAGTGTAGAAATTAAAGGGATACCTGAAGTGTTGAAGAAATTAGAATCGGTATACGGTAAACAATCAATGCAAGCTAAGAGTGATAGAGCTTTAAATGAAGCATCTGAATTTTTTATAAAGGCTTTAAAGAAAGAATTCGAGAGTTTTAAAGATACGGGTGCTAGCATAGAAGAAATGACTAAATCTAAGCCTTATACAAAAGTAGGAAGTCAAGAAAGAGCTGTTTTAATTGAATGGGTAGGCCCTATGAATCGCAAAAACATTATTCACTTGAATGAACATGGTTATACAAGAGATGGAAAAAAATATACACCAAGAGGTTTTGGAGTTATTGCAAAAACATTAGCTGCTAATGAACGGAAGTATAGAGAAATTATAAAAAAGGAGTTGGCCAGATAAATGAATATATTAAACACCATAAAAGAAATTTTATTATCTGATGCAGAGCTCCAAACATATATAAATTCTAGAATATACTATTATAAAGTCACTGAAAATGCTGAAACTTCCAAACCTTTTGTTGTTATTACACCTATTTATGATTTACCTTCAGACTTTATGTCTGATAAATATCTTAGTGAAGAATACTTAATTCAAATAGATGTAGAATCTTCAAATAATCAGAAAACAATTGATATAACAAAACGAATAAGATATCTGTTATATCAACAAAATTTAATTCAAGCATCTAGTCAGTTAGATGCTTATTTTGAAGAAACTAAACGTTATGTGATGTCGAGACGTTATCAAGGCATACCAAAAAATATATATTATAAAAATCAGCGCATCGAATAGGTGTGCTTTTTAATTTTTAAGGAGGAAATAAGCAATGGCAGAAGGACAAGGTTCTTATAAAGTAGGTTTTAAAAGATTATACGTTGGAGTTTTTAACCCAGAAGCAACAAAAGTAGTTAAACGCATGACATGGGAAGATGAAAAAGGTGGTACAGTTGATCTAAATATCACAGGTTTAGCACCAGATTTAGTAGATATGTTTGCATCTAACAAACGTGTTTGGATGAAAAAACAAGGTACTAATGAAGTTAAGTCTGACATGAGTATTTTTAATATTCCAAGTGAAGATCTAAATACAGTTATTGGTCGTTCTAAAGATAAAAATGGTACATCTTGGGTAGGAGAGAATACAAGAGCACCATACGTAACAGTTATTGGAGAATCTGAAGATGGTTTAACAGGTCAACCAGTGTACGTTGCGCTACTTAAAGGTACTTTTAGCTTGGATTCAATTGAATTTAAAACACGAGGAGAAAAAGCAGAAGCCCCAGAACCTACAAAATTAACAGGTGACTGGATGAATAGAAAAGTTGATGTTGATGGAACGTCACAAGGTATTGTATACGGTTATCATGAAGGTAAAGAAGGAGAAGCAGAATTCTTCAAAAAAGTATTCGTTGGATACACGGACAGTGAAGATCATTCAGAGGATTCTGCAGGTTCGTTACCCAGCTAATCCCCAAAATGTTGAAGTAGCAGTTAATTCAAAATCTGCAACAGTTTCAGCAGAATAGGGGCTTTCAAAATAAATCAAAGGAGAATAATTTATGACTAAAACTTTAAAGGTTTATAAAGGAGACGACGTCGTAGCTTCTGAACAAGGTGAAGGCAAAGTGTCAGTAACTTTATCTAATTTAGAAGCGGATACAACTTATCCAAAAGGTACTTACCAAGTGGCATGGGAAGAAAATGGTAAAGAATCTAGTAAAGTTGATGTACCTCAATTCAAAACCAATCCAATTCTAGTCTCAGGCGTATCATTTACACCAGAAACTAAATCAATTATGGTAAATACCGATGACAATGTTGAGCCAAACATTGCACCAAGCACAGCAACGAATAAAATATTGAAATATACAAGTGAACATCCAGAATTTGTTACTGTAGATGAAAATACAGGAGCAATTCACGGTGTAGCTGAAGGTACTTCAGTAATCACTGCTATGTCTACTGATGGAAGCGATAAGTCAGGACAAATTTCAGTGACAGTAACAAACGGATAGGGATTTAAGGCGCAGTATATCTGCGTCTTTTTTATTTGAATAAAAGGAGCTAATACAATGATTAAATTTGAAATTAAAGATCGTAAAACAGGAAAAACAGAGAGCTATACAAAAGAAGATGTAACAATGGGCGAAGCAGAAAAATGCTATGAGTATTTAGAATTAGTAAATCAAGAGAATAAAAAAGAAGCACCTAACGCAACAAAAATGAGACAAAAAGAGCGACAGTTATTAGTAGATTTATTTAAAGATGAAGGATTGACTGAAGAAGATGTTCTGAACAAGATGAGTACTAAAACTTATACAAAAGCCTTACAAGATATATTTCGAGAAATCAATGGTGAAGATGAAGAAGATTCAGAAACTGAACCAGAAGAGATGGGAAAGACAGAAGAACAATCTCAATAAAAGACATTTTATCGAACATTAAGAAAATACAACGTTTCTGTATGGAGCAGTATGGGTGGACATTAACTGAAGTCAGAAAACAGCCGTATGTAAAACTTTTAGAAATACTTAATGAAGAGAATAAAGAAGAGACTGAAGAAAAACAAAGTGAACAAAAAGTCATTACAGGTACGGATTTAAGAAAACTTTTTGGAAGCTAGAAAGGAGGTTAATATGAATGAAAAAGTAGAAGGCATGACCTTGGAGCTGAAATTAGACCATTTAGGTGTCCAAGAAGGCATGAAAGGTTTAAAGCGACAATTAGGTGTTGTTAATAGTGAAATGAAAGCTAATCTGTCAGCATTTGATAAGTCTGAAAAATCAATGGAAAAATATCAGGCGAGAATTAAGGGGTTAAATGATAGGCTTAAAGTTCAAAAAAAGATGTATTCTCAAGTAGAAGATGAGCTTAAACAAGTTAACGCTAATTACCAAAAAGCTAAATCCAGTGTAAAAGATGTTGAGAAAGCATATTTAAAGTTAGTAGAAGCCAATAAAAAAGAAAAATTAGCTCTTGATAAATCTAAAGAAGCCTTAAAATCATCGAATACAGAACTTAAAAAAGCTGAAAATCAATATAAACGTACAAATCAACGTAAACAAGATGCGTATCAAAAACTTAAACAGTTGAGAGATGCAGAACAAAAGCTTAAGAATAGTAACCAAGCTACTACTGCACAACTAAAAAGAGCAAGTGACGCAGTACAGAAGCAGTCCGCTAAGCATAAAGCACTTGTTGAACAATATAAACAAGAAGGCAATCAAGTTCAAAAACTAAAAGTGCAAAATGACAATCTTTCAAAATCAAATGATAAAATTGAAAGTTCTTACGCTAAAACTAATACTAAATTAAAGCAAACAGAAAAAGAATTTAATGATTTAAACAATACTATTAAGAATCATAGCGCTAATGTCGCAAAAGCTGAAACAGCTGTTAATAAAGAAAAAGCTGCTTTAAATAATTTGGAGCGTTCAATAGATAAAGCTTCATCCGAAATGAAGACTTTTAACAAAGAACAAATGATAGCTCAAAGTCATTTCGGTAAACTTGCAAGTCAAGCGGATGTCATGTCAAAGAAATTTAGTTCTATTGGAGACAAAATGACTTCCCTGGGACGTACAATGACGATGGGCGTATCTACACCAATTACTTTAGGGTTAGGTGCAGCATTAAAAACAAGTGCAGACTTTGAAGGCCAAATGTCTCGAGTTGGAGCGATTGCGCAAGCAAGCAGTAAAGACTTGAAAAGCATGTCTAATCAAGCAGTTGACTTAGGAGCTAAAACCAGTAAAAGTGCTAACGAAGTTGCTAAAGGTATGGAAGAATTGGCAGCTTTAGGCTTTAATGCCAAACAAACAATGGAGGCTATGCCAGGTGTTATCAGTGCAGCAGAAGCAAGTGGTGCAGAAATGGCTACAACTGCAACTGTAATGGCTTCAGCGATTAACTCTTTCGGTTTAAAAGCATCTGATGCAAATCATGTTGCTGATTTACTTGCGAGATCAGCAAATGATAGTGCTGCAGATATTCAGTACATGGGAGATGCATTGAAGTATGCTGGTACTCCTGCAAAAGCATTAGGAGTTTCAATAGAGGACACTTCCGCAGCAATTGAAGTTTTATCTAACTCAGGTTTAGAGGGTTCTCAAGCAGGTACTGCCCTAAGAGCTTCATTTATCAGGCTAGCTAATCCAAGTAAAAATACAGCTAAGGAAATGAAAAAATTAGGTATTCATTTGTCTGATGCTAAAGGTCAATTTGTTGGCATGGGTGAATTGATTAGACAGTTCCAAGATAATATGAAAGGCATGACGAGAGAACAAAAACTAGCTACAGTGGCTACAATAGTTGGTACTGAAGCAGCAAGTGGATTTTTAGCCTTGATTGAAGCGGGACCAGATAAAATTAATAGCTATAGTAAATCCTTAAAGAATTCCAATGGCGAAAGTAAAAAAGCAGCAGATTTGATGAAAGATAATCTCAAAGGCGCTCTGGAACAATTAGGTGGCGCTTTTGAATCATTAGCAATCGAAGTCGGTAAAGATTTAACGCCTATGATTAGAGCAGGAGCGGAAGGTTTAACAAAATTAGTTGATGGATTTACACATCTCCCTGGTTGGGTTAGAAAAGCTTCAGTAGGATTAGCACTTTTTGGTGCAGCAATTGGACCTGCAGTTCTTGCTGGAGGGTTATTAATACGTACAGTTGGAAGTGCTGCTAAAGGATATGCGTCATTAAATAGACGTATTGCTGAAAATACAATCCTTTCAAATACTAATTCAAAAGCAATGAAATCTTTAGGTCTTCAAACATTATTTCTTGGTTCTACAACAGGAAAAACGTCAAAAGGCTTTAAAGGGTTAGCCGGAGCTATGATGTTTAATTTAAAACCTATAAATGTTTTGAAAAATTCTGCAAAGCTAGCAATTTTACCGTTCAAACTTTTGAAAAACGGTTTAGGATTAGCTGCAAAATCTTTATTTGCAGTAAGTGGAGGCGCAAGATTTGCGGGTGTAGCCTTAAGGTTTTTAACAGGACCTATAGGTGCTACAATAACTGCTATTACAATTGCGTATAAAGTTTTTAAAACCGCATATGATCGTGTGGAATGGTTCAGAAACGGTATTAACGGTTTAGGAGAAACTATAAAGTTTTTTGGTGGTAAAATTATTGGCGGCGCTGTTAGAAAGCTAGGAGAGTTTAAAAACTATCTTGGAAGTATCGGCAAAAGCTTCAAAGAAAAGTTTTCAAAAGATATGAAAGATGGTTATAAATCATTAAGCGACGATGACCTTCTCAAAGTAGGAGTCAACAAGTTTAAAGGATTTATGCAAACCATGGGCACAGCTTCTAAAAAAGCGTCTGATACTGTAAAAGTGTTAGGGAAAGGTGTTTCAAAAGAAACAGAAAAAGCTTTAGAAAAATATGTGCATTATTCTGAAGAAAATAGCAGAATCATGGAAAAAGTACGTTTAAACTCGGGTCAGATATCAGAAGACAAAGCAAAAAAACTTTTGAAAATTGAAACGGATTTATCTAATAACCTTATAGCTGAAATAGAAAAAAGAAATAAAAAGGAACTCGAAAAAACTCAAGAACTTATTGATAAGTATAGTGCATTCGATGAACAAGAAAAGCAAAACATTTTAACTCGAACTAAAGAAAAAAATGACTTGCGAATTAAAAAAGAGCAAGAACTCAATCAGAAAATCAAAGAATTGAAAGAAAAAGCTTTAAGTGATGGTCAGATTTCAGAAAATGAAAGAAAAGAAATTGAAAAGCTTGAAAATCAAAGACGTGACATCTCTGTTAAAGAATTGAGTAAGACTGAAAAAGAGCAAGAGCGTATTTTAGTAAGAATGCAAAGAAACAGAAATGCTTATTCAATAGACGAAGCGAGCAAAGCAATTAAAGAAGCAGAAAAAGCAAGAAAAGCAAGAAAAAAAGAAGTGGACAAGCAATATGAAGATGATGTCATTGCTATAAAAAATAACGTCAACCTTTCTAAGTCTGAAAAAGATAAATTGTTAGCTATTGCTGATCAAAGACATAAAGATGAAGTAAGAAAAGCAAAATCTAAAAAAGATGCTGTAGTAGATGTTGTTAAAAAGCAAAATAAAGATATTGATAAAGAAATGGATTTATCCAGTGGACGTGTATATAAAAATACTGAAAAGTGGTGGAATGGCCTTAAAAGTTGGTGGTCTAACTTTAGAGAAGACCAAAAGAAAAAAAGCGATAAATACGCTAAAGAACAAGAAGAAACAGCTCGTAGAAACAGAGAAAATATAAAGAAATGGTTTGGAAATGCTTGGGACGGCGTAAAAAGTAAAACTGGCGAAGCCTTTAGTAAAATGGGCAGAAATGCTAATCATTTTGGCGGCGAAATGAAAAAAATGTGGAGCGGAATCAAAGGGATTCCAAGCAAATTAAGTTCAGGTTGGAGCTCAGCCAAAAGTTCTGTAGGATACCACACTAAGGCTATAGCTAATAGTACTGGTAAATGGTTTGGAAAAGCTTGGCAATCTGTTAAATCGACAACAGGAAGTATTTACAATCAAACTAAGCAAAAGTATTCAGATGCTTCAGATAAAGCTTGGGCGCATTCAAAATCTATTTGGAGAGGCACATCAAAATGGTTTAGCAATGCATATAAAAGTGCAAAGGGCTGGCTAACGGATATGGCTAATAAATCTCGCGCGAAATGGGATAATATTTCTAGTACAGCTTGGTCGAATGCAAAATCCGTTTGGAAAGGAACATCGAAATGGTTTAGTAACTCATACAAATCTTTAAAAGATTGGACTGGGGATATGTATTCAAGAGCCCACGATCGTTTTGATGCAATTTCAAGTTCGGCATGGTCTAACGCTAAATCAGTATTTAATGGTTTTAGAAAATGGCTATCAAGAACATATGAATGGATTAGAGATATTGGTAAAGACATGGGAAGAGCTGCGGCTGATTTAGGTAAAAATGTTGCTAATAAAGCTATTGGCGGTTTAAATAGCATGATTGGCGGTATTAATAAAATATCTAAAGCCATTACTGATAAAAATCTCATCAAGCCAATACCTACATTGTCTACTGGTACTTTAGCAGGAAAGGGTGTAGCTACCGATAATTCGGGAGCATTAACGCAACCGACATTTGCTGTATTAAATGATAGAGGTTCTGGAAACGCCCCAGGTGGTGGAGTTCAAGAAGTAATTCACAGGGCTGACGGAACATTCCATGCACCCCAAGGACGAGATGTGGTTGTTCCACTAGGAGTTGGAGATAGTGTAATAAATGCCAATGACACTCTGAAGTTACAGCGGATGGGTGTTTTGCCAAAATTCCATGGTGGTACGAAAAAGAAAAAATGGATGGAACAAGTTACTGAAAATCTTGGTAAAAAAGCAGGGGACTTCGGTTCTAAAGCTAAAAACACAGCTCATAATATCAAAAAAGGTGCAGAAGAAATGGTTGAAGCGGCAGGCGATAAAATCAAAGATGGTGCATCTTGGTTAGGCGATAAAATCGGCGATGTGTGGGATTATGTACAACATCCAGGGAAACTAGTAAATAAAGTAATGTCAGGTTTAAATATTAATTTTGGAGGCGGAGCTAACGCTACAGTAAAAATTGCTAAAGGCGCGTACTCATTGCTCAAAAAGAAATTAGTAGACAAAGTAAAATCGTGGTTTGAAGATTTTGGTGGTGGAGGCGATGGAAGCTATCTATTTGACCATCCAATTTGGCAAAGGTTTGGGAGCTACACAGGTGGACTTAACTTTAATGGCGGTCGTCACTATGGTATCGACTTTCAAATGCCTACTGGAACGAACATTTATGCTGTTAAAGGCGGTATAGCTGATAAGGTATGGACTGATTACGGTGGCGGTAATTCTATACAAATTAAGACTGGTGCTAATGAATGGAACTGGTATATGCATTTATCTAAGCAATTAGCAAGACAAGGCCAACGTATTAAAGCTGGTCAACTGATAGGGAAATCAGGTGCTACAGGTAATTTCGTTAGAGGAGCACACTTACATTTCCAATTGATGCAAGGGTCGCATCCAGGGAATGATACAGCTAAAGATCCAGAAAAATGGTTGAAGTCACTTAAAGGTAGTGGCGTTCGAAGTGGTTCAGGTGTTAATAAGGCTGCATCTGCTTGGGCAGGCGATATACGTCGTGCAGCAAAACGAATGGGTGTTAATGTTACTTCGGGTGATGTAGGAAATATCATTAGCTTGATTCAACACGAATCAGGAGGAAATGCAGGTATAACTCAATCTAGTTCGCTTAGAGACATCAACGTTTTACAGGGCAATCCAGCAAAAGGATTGCTTCAATATATCCCACAAACATTTAGACATTATGCTGTTAGAGGTCACAACAATATATATAGTGGTTACGATCAGTTATTAGCGTTCTTTAACAACAGATATTGGCGCTCACAGTTTAACCCAAGAGGTGGTTGGTCTCCAAGTGGTCCAAGAAGATATGCGAATGGTGGTTTGATTACAAAGCATCAACTTGCTGAAGTGGGTGAAGGAGATAAACAGGAGATGGTTATCCCTTTAACTAGACGTAAACGAGCAATTCAATTAACTGAACAGGTTATGCGCATCATCGGTATGGATGGCAAGCCAAATAACATCACTGTAAATAATGATACTTCTACAGTTGAAAAATTGTTGAAACAAATTGTTATGTTAAGTGATAAAGGAAATAAATTAACAGATGCATTGATTCAAACTGTTTCTTCTCAGGATAATAACTTAGGTTCTAATGATGCAATTAGAGGTTTAGAAAAAATATTGTCAAAACAAAGTGGGCATAGAGCAAATGCAAATAATTATATGGGAGGTTTGACTAATTAATGCAATCTTTTGTAAAAATCATAGATGGTTACAAGGAAGAAGTAATAACAGATTTTAATCAGCTTATATTTTTAGATGCAAGGGCTGAAAGTCCAAACACCAATGATAACAGTGTAACTATTAACGGAGTAGATGGTATTTTACCGGGCGCAATTAGTTTTGCGCCTTTTTCATTAGTATTAAGGTTTGGCTATGATGGTATAGATGTTATAGATTTAAATTTATTTGAGCATTGGTTTAGATCTGTGTTTAATCGCAGACATCCTTATTATGTTATTACTTCTCAAATGCCTGGTGTTAAATATGCAGTGAATACAGCTAATGTTACATCTAATTTAAAAGATGGTTCTTCAACTGAAATTGAAGTAAGTTTAAATGTTTATAAAGGGTATTCTGAATCAGTTAATTGGACCGATAGCGAGTTCTTATTCGACTCTAATTGGATGTTTGAAAATGGAATTCCTCTTGATTTCACACCTAAATATACTCATACATCAAATCAATTTACTATTTGGAACGGTTCTACTGATACGATAAATCCACGATTCAAGCACGATTTGAAAATATTAATTAATTTAAATGCGAGTGGAGGATTTGAACTGGTTAACTATACAACAGGTGATATTTTTAAGTACAACAAAAGTATAGATAAAAACACTGATTTTGTTTTAGATGGTGTGTATGCATATCGAGATATAAATAGAGTGGGAATTGATACAAATAGAGGCATTATAACATTAGCGCCAGGTAAAAATGAATTTAAGATTAAAGGAGACGTCAGTGATATTAAAACTACATTTAAGTTTCCTTTTATTTATAGGTAGGTGATTTAATGGATTATCATGATCATTTATCAGTAATGGATTTTAATGAATTGATTTGTGAAAATTTACTAGATGTAGATTATGGTTCTTTTAAAGAATATTATGAACTGAATGAAGCTAGGTACATCACCTTTACAGTTTATAGAACTACTCATAATAGTTTTGTTTTTGATTTATTGATTTGTGAAAACTTCATAATTTATCATGGTGAAAAATATACAATTAAGCAGACAGCGCCAAAGGTTGAAGGTGATAAAGTTTTTATTGAAGTTACGGCATATCACATTATGTATGAATTTCAAAATCACTCAGTGGAATCAAATAAGCTTGATGACGACAGTAGCGAAACTGGTAAAACGCCAGAATACTCTTTAGATGAGTACTTAAGATATGGATTTGCAAATCAAAAAACTTCGGTCAAAATGACCTATAAAATAATTGGAGATTTTAAGCGAAAAGTACCGATTGACGAATTAGGTAACAAAAACGGCTTAGAATACTGTAAAGAAGCGGTAGACCTGTTTGGCTGTATAATTTACCCAAATGATACAGAGATTGGTTTTTATTCTCCTGAAACATTTTATCAAAGAAGCGAGAAAGTGATTCGATATCAATATAATACTGATACTGTATCTGCAACTGTCAGTACATTGGAATTAAGAACAGCTATAAAAGTTTTTGGAAAAAAGTATACAGCTGAGGAAAAGAAAAATTATAATCCTATTAGAACAACTGACATTAAATATTCAAATGGTTTTATAAAAGAAGGTACTTATCGTACCGAAACAATTGGGTCTAAAGCTACTATTAACTTTGATTGCAAGTATGGTAATGAAACAGTTAGATTTACAATAAAAAAGGGCTCTCAAGGTGGAATATATAAGTTGATTTTAGACGGCAAGCAAATTAAGCAAATTTCTTGTTTTGCTAAGTCGGTTCAGTCTGAAACAATAGATTTAATAAAAAATATTGATAAAGGCAAGCACGTTTTAGAAATGATATTTTTAGGAGAAGACCCCAAAAATAGAATTGATATATCTTCAAATAAAAAAGCTAAGCCTTGTATGTATGTTGGAACTGAAAAATCAACAGTCTTAAATTTAATTGCTGATAATTCAGGTCGCAATCAATACAAAGCAATTGTCGACTACGTCGCAGATAGTGCAAAGCAGTTTGGGATTCGATATGCTAATACGCAAACAAATGAAGATATCGAAACACAGGATAAGCTGTTAGAATTTGCAAAAAAGCAAATAAATGATACTCCTAAGACTGAATTAGATGTTAATTATATAGGTTATGAAAAAATAGAGCCAAGAGATAGCGTATTTTTTGTTCATGAATTAATGGGGTATAACACTGAATTAAAGGTTGTTAAACTTGATAGGTCACATCCATTTGTAAACGCAATAGATGAAGTGTCTTTCAGCAATGAAATAAAAGATATGGTACAAATTCAACAAGCACTTAACAGACGAGTTATTGCACAAGATAATAGATATAACTATCAAGCAAATCGTATAAATCATTTATACACTAGTACTTTGAATTCTCCTTTCGAGACAATGGATATAGGGAGTGTATTAATATAATGGCAACAGAAGAAGTTAAAATCAAAGCGCTACTTGAAAACGATAAACAGTACTTTCCAGCTACACATTGGAAAGCTATAAATGGGATACCTTATGCAGGCAGTAGTGATATTGATGGATTGCCTCAAGACGGTATCATTTCGGTAGATGATAAAAATAAATTAGATAATTTAAAAATAGGCGAAGCAGGAATTATTCAAAATAGCATTGTACAGAAATCTCCAAACGGTAAATTGTGGAAAATAACAGTTGACGATAGTGGGAAACTTGGTACAGTGCTATTTTATTAGAAAGGAAGGTGCATTATGGAAAATTTGTATTTAATAAAGGATTTGGGAGCTTTAGCAGGTCGAGATTATAGAGCTAAGGAAATACAAAACTTACAAAGAATAGAGCAATTTGCGCTTGGCTTGACAACAGAGTTTAAGTTGCATCAGAAAGCTAAAACAATTCAACACTTCGCTGAGCAAATTTATTATAATGGTAGATCGCAAGCAGCAGTAAACAAATCTTTACAAAGTCAAATTAACGCACTTGTTGTGGCACCACGTAATAACAGTGCTAATGAGATTGTTCAAGCTCGAGTTAATGTAAACGGCGAAACCTTTGACACATTAAAAGAACATTTAGACGATTGGGAAACCAAAACTCAAATTAATAAAGAGGAAACTATAAGAGAATTAAATAAGACCAAACAAGAAATTCTTGATATCGAGTATCGTTTTGAACCTGATAAGCAAGAATTTTTATTTGTGACAGAACTTGCACCTCTTACAAATGCAGTAATGCAATCCTTCTGGTTTGATAATAGAACAGGCATAGTATACATGACACAAGCTAGAAATAATGGCTATATGCTAAGTCGTTTAAGACCTAATGGTCAATTTATAGACAGCTCATTGATTGTAGGTGGGGGTCATGGTACACATAACGGTTATAGATATATTGATGATGAGTTATGGATTTATAGTTTTATCTTAAATGGTAATAATGAGAATACATTAGTTCGTTTCAAGTATACGCCTAATGTGGAAATTAGCTATGGCAAGTATGGTATGCAAGATGTATTTACAGGACACCCAGAAAAACCTTACATCACCCCTGTCATAAATGAAAAAGAAAATAAAATTCTATACAGAATTGAGAGACCTAGAAGTCAGTGGGAACTTGAAAACTCAATGAATTATATAGAGATAAGAAGTTTAGACGATGTTGATAAAAATATTGATAAAGTTTTGCATAAAATCAGTATCCCTATGAGACTAACAAACGAAACCCAACCAATGCAGGGTGTGACTTTTGATGAAAAATACTTGTATTGGTATACAGGAGACAGTAATCCAAATAATAGAAACTATTTAACGGCTTTCGATTTAGAAACAGGAGAAGAAGCGTATCAGGTTAATGCTGACTATGGTGGAACACTAGATTCATTTCCTGGCGAATTTGCGGAAGCAGAAGGTTTGCAAATATACTATGACAAAGATAGTGGTAAAAAAGCTTTGATGCTAGGTGTTACTGTCGGTGGTGATGGAAATAGAACACATCGTATTTTCATGATTGGGCAAAGAGGTATTTTAGAAATACTTCACTCAAGAGGCGTTCCTTTTATCATGAGTGACACAGGTGGTAGAGTTAAACCTTTACCAATGAGGCCTGATAAACTTAAGAATCTTGGGATGTTAACAGAGCCAGGTCTTTACTATTTATACACTGATCATACAGTTCAAATCGATGATTTCCCATTACCAAGAGAATGGCGTGATGCAGGTTGGTTCTTGGAAGTTAAGCCACCACAAACTGGCGGTGATGTAATTCAGATATTGACGCGTAATAGTTATGCAAGGAATATGATGACTTTTGAAAGGGTACTTTCTGGAAGAACTGGAGACATTTCGGACTGGAATTATGTGCCTAAAAATAGTGGTAAGTGGGAGAGAGTACCTTCATTCATCACAAAAATGTCAGATATTAACATAGTAGGTATGTCGTTTTATTTAACTACGGATGATACAAAACGTTTTACAGATTTTCCAACTGAACGTAAAGGGGTAGCTGGTTGGAACTTATATGTAGAAGCTTCAAACACAGGTGGTTTTGTTCATAGGCTAGTTCGTAATAGTGTTACAGCATCTGCTGAGATACTATTGAAAAACTATGATAGTAAAACAAGTTCAGGGCCATGGACTTTACACGAAGGGAGAATTATAAGTTAATGAGTAATTTAGAGAAATCTGTAAATATTAATTTAGAGAACACTGCGCATTATGAAAATATTTCAAATCTAGATATAACTTTTAGAACAGGAGAGAGTGATTCTTCTGTTCTTCTTTTTAATATCACTAAAAATAATCAACCGTTATTATTGAGTGAAGAAAATATCAAAGCACGAATAGCGATTCGAGGTAAAGGAGTCATGGTAGTTGCTCCACTAGAAATATTAGATCCATTTAAAGGTATTTTAAAATTTCAATTACCTAATGATGTAATTAAACGAGATGGAAGTTATCAAGCTCAAGTTTCGGTTGCAGAATTAGGTAATTCAGACGTGGTAGTTGTCGAGAGAACTATCACATTTAACGTTGAAAAAAGTTTGTTTAGCATGATTCCATCTGAAACAAAATTACACTATATTGTTGAATTTCAGGAATTAGAAAAAACTATTATGGATCGTGCGAAAGCAATGGACGAGGCTATAAAAAATGGTGAAGATTATGCGAGTCTGATTGAAAAAGCTAAAGAAAAAGGTCTATCAGATATTCAAATAGCAAAATCTTCAAGTATAGATGAATTAAAGCAACTTGCTAATAGCCATATAACCGATTTGGAAAATAAAGCTCAGTCTTATTCAAGAACATTTGATGAGCAAAAGCGATATATGGATGAGAAACATGAGGCTTTCAAGCAGTCAGTGAATAGCGGCGGTTTAGTCACAAGTGGTTCAACTTCAAATTGGCAAAAATCTAAGATTACTAAAGACGACGGTAAAATAACACAGATTACTGGATTTGATTTTAATAATCCAGAACAAAGAGTAGGAGATTCAACCCAATTTATTTACGTCTCACAAGCCATAAATTATCCAAGAGGCGTAAGCACTAATGGTATTGTCGAATATTTAGTAGTAACTTCCGACTACAAACGTATGACATATCGTCCAAATGGTACAAATAAAGTATTTGTTAAGAGAAAAGAAGCAGGTTCTTGGTCTGATTGGTCAGAATTAGCCCTTAATGATTACAATACGCCTTTTGAAACTGTTCAAAACGCGCAATCAAAAGCTAATACGGCTGAAAGCAACGCCAAACTATACACAGATGACAAGTTTAATAAAAGATATTCAGTTATTTTTGATGGGACGGCAAATGGCGTTGGCTCAACATTATATCTTAATGAAAGTTTAGATCAATTTATTTTGTTAATTTTTTATGGAACTTTTCCAGGGGGAGATTTTACTGAGTTTGGCAACCCCTTTGGTGGCGGAAAAATTTCATTGAACCCATCAAATTTACCGGATAATGATGGTAACGGTGGAGGCGTTTATGAGTTTGGATTAACTAAATCTAGTCGTACATCTTTAACGATATCGAACGATGTTTATTTTGATTTAGGAAGTCAAAGAGGTTCTGGTGCCAATGCAAATAGAGGAACAATCAACAAAATTATAGGAGTGAGGAAATAATGCAAATATTAGTTAACAAGCGTAATGAGATAATTTCATACGCTATCATTGGTGGCTTTGAAGAAGGTATTGATATTGAAAATTTACCAGAAAATTTCTCTCAAGTTTTTAGACCTAAAGCCTTTAAATATTCAAATGGGGAAATAGTTTTTAACGAAGATTATTCAGAAGAAAAAGATGACTTGCATCAACAGATTGACAGTGAAGAACAAAACACAGTCGCTTCTGATGACATCTTACGAAAAATGGTTGCTAGTATGCAGAAACAAGTTGTTCAAAGTACAAAGTTATCGATGCAAGTTAATAAGCAAAATGCACTAATGGCAAAACAACTTGTGACACTTAATAAAAAATTAGAAGAGGTTAAAGGAGAGACTGAAAATGCTTAAATTAATTTCACCAACATTCGAAGATATTAAAACATGGTATCAATTGAAAGAATATAGTAAAGAAGATATAGCGTGGTATGTAGATATGGAAGTTATAGATAAAGAGGAATATGCAATTATTACAGGAGAAAAGTATCCAGAAAATCTAGAGTCATAGGTTATAATCTTATGGCTTTTTAATTTGAATAAAGTGGGTGGTGTAATGTTTGGATTTACCAAACGACACGAACAAGATTGGCGTTTAACGCGATTAGAAGAAAATGATAAGACTATGTTTGAAAAATTCGACAGAATAGAAGACAGTCTGAGAACGCAAGAAAAAATTTATGACAAGTTAGATAGAAATTTCGAAGAACTAAGGCGTGACAAAGAAGAAGATGAAAAAAATAAAGAGAAAAATGCTAAAAATATTAGAGACATCAAGATGTGGATTCTAGGATTAATAGGGACGATTCTAAGTACATTTGTTATAGCCTTGTTAAAAACTATTTTTGGCATTTAAAGGAGGTGATCACCATGCTTAAGGGAATTTTAGGATATAGCTTTTGGTCGTGTTTCTGGTTTAGTAAGTGTAAGTAATAGTTAAGAGTCAGTGCTTTGGCACTGGCTTTTTATTTTGGATAAAAGGAGCAAACAAATGGATATTAACTGGAAATTGAGATTTAAAAATAAAGCAGTATTAACAGGTTTAGTTGGAGCATTGTTGCTATTTATCAAGCAAGTCACGGATTTATTCGGATTCGATTTATCTACTCAATTAAATCAAGCTAGCGCAATTATAGGCGCTATCCTCACGTTACTTACAGGTATTGGCGTTATTACTGACCCAACGTCAAAAGGCGTCTCAGATTCATCTATAGCACAGACATATCAAGCGCCTAGAGATAGCAATAAAGAAGAACAACAAGTTACGTGGAAATCATCACAAGACAGCAGTTTAACGCCGGAATTAAGCACGAAAGCACCGAAAGAGTACGACACATCACAACCATTTACAGACACCTCTAATGAAATCGGTTTTGACGTGAACGAGTATCATCACGGAGGTGGCGACAATGCAAGCAAAATTGACTAAAAAAGAGTTTATAGAGTGGTTGAAAACTTCTGAGGGAAAACAATTTAATATCGACCTTTGGTATGCATTTCAATGCTTTGATTATGCCAATGCTGGTTGGAAAGTTTTGTTTGGATTACTCCTAAAAGGTGTAGGCGCAAAAGATATTCCGTTCGCTAACAACTTCGACGGATTAGCTACTGTATACCAAAATACACCGGACTTCTTAGCACAACCTGGCGACATGGTGGTATTCGGTAGTAACTACGGTGCTGGATATGGTCACGTTGCATGGGTTATCGAAGCAACTTTAGATTATATCATTGTATATGAGCAGAATTGGCTCGGCGGTGGCTGGACTGACGGAATCGAACAACCCGGCTGGGGTTGGGAAAAAGTTACAAGACGACAACATGCTTACGACTTCCCTATGTGGTTTATCCGTCCAAACTTCAAAAGCGAAACAGCTCCACGATCAGTTCAATCTCCTACGCAAACACCTAAAAAAGAAACAGCTAAGCCACAACCTAAAGCGGTAGAACTTAAAATCATCAAAGATGTGGTTAAAGGTTATGACCTACCTAAGCGTGGTAGTAACCCTAAAGGTATAGTTATTCATAATGACGCAGGAAGCAAAGGGGCGACAGCGGAAGCTTATCGCAACGGATTAGTTAACGCGCCTTTATCGAGATTAGAGGCAGGTATTGCACATAGTTATGTATCAGGTAACACAGTGTGGCAAGCTTTAGATGAATCACAAGTAGGTTGGCATACTGCTAACCAATTAGGCAATAAACATTATTACGGTATTGAAGTGTGTCAATCAATGGGAGCAGATAATGCGACGTTTTTAAAAAATGAACAGGCAACTTTCCAAGAATGCGCTAGATTGTTAAAAAAATGGGGTTTACCAGCAAACAGGAACACAATCAGATTACACAACGAATTCACTTCAACATCATGTCCACACAGAAGCTCAGCATTGCACACTGGTTTTGACCCAGTAACTCGTGGCCTATTGCCAGAAGACAAGCGGTTGCAACTTAAAGACTACTTTATCAAGCAGATTAGGGCGTGCATGGATGGTAAAATACCGGTTGCCACTGTCTCTAATGAGTCAAGCGCTTCAAGTAATACAGTTAAACCAGTTGCAAGTGCATGGAAACGTAATAAATATGGTACTTACTACATGGAAGAAAGTGCTAGATTCACAAACGGCAATCAACCAATCACAGTAAGAAAAGTGGGGCCATTCTTATCTTGTCCAGTGGGTTATCAGTTCCAACCTGGTGGGTATTGTGATTATACAGAAGTGATGTTACAAGATGGTCATGTTTGGGTAGGATATACATGGGAGGGGCAACGTTATTATTTGCCTATTAGAACATGGAATGGTTCTGCCCCACCTAATCAGATATTAGGTGACTTATGGGGAGAAATCAGTTAGAATGACATAGTCATGTCTATTTAAGCAGGTGCGTTACATACCTGCTTTCTATTTACATTTAAAGATAAAATGTGCTATTATTTTACTAGAACTTTTTAACATTTCTCTCAAGATTTAAATGTGGATAACAGGCAGGTACTTCGGTACTTGCCTATTTTTTTATGTTATAATGTAATTACATTACCAGTAACCAATCTGGCTTAAAACCACATTTCCGGTAGCCAATCCGGCTATGCAGAGGACTTACTTGCGTAAAGTAGTAAGAAGCTGACTGCATATTTAAACCACCCATACTAGTTGCTGGGTGGTTTTTATGTTATAATATAAATGTGAAATGGTCATTCTTGAAATGACTCGGTCGCTACTGGCACAGACTGTTTAAAGTGTCACCACAATATGAACTGAGAATTCATATGACGTTGCTGACGAGCGACAAAGCTCTGTGTTCCTGAATGGGAGTAAGTTTATGTGGTGGTACATAACAAGTCGCTGAAATATTTGCGACATAATAAAACATATTATCGGTTTTATTATGTGCTGCAGGCACACCTTAACCATCCATACTAGTTACTGGGTGGTTGTTTTTTATGTTATACTTACTTTTATATAGTAGGAGTGAACTATATAGCCGGGCAGAGGCCATGTATCTGACTGTTGGTCCCACAGGAGACATCTTCCTTGTCATCACTCGATACATATATCTTAACAACATAGAAATGTTACATTCGCTACAACCGTATCTTAATCGATACGGTTATATTTATTCCCCTACAACCAACAAAACCACAGATCCTATTAATTTAGGATTGTGGTTATTTTTTGCGTTTTTTCGGGGCAAAAAAAGGGCAGATTATTTGAAAAAGGGCAAACGCTTGTGGAAAATCTAAAAGGTTAAAAATGACAAAAACCTTGATACAACAGTGTTTTTGGACGCTCGTGTACGTTAGAGAATGACCGGTTTACCATCATACAAGGGTGGGATCATGTCGATTTTATCGGTGTGGATTTCCTAGATTTCAAGCGTAAAGGTGCAGAACTCGCCAACTTCTATACAGGTATTATAAATGACTTGTTGCGTGTTGAAGCAACTGAAGGTAAAGGTACACAATTGAAAGCAAGTTAAATTCATTTTCGTAATTTAATATGCTATGTATTTCGTGCTATTAACATGGCACAGCAGATATAAGTAACATCATAGTGTTGAATTTCAAAATAGTTAAGTGAAATAAAGCGCCTGTCTCATTAGCGAAAACTAAAGGGACAGGCGTATCTGTTTATGAGCTTAATAAATTGTATGAATAATATGGTTGATTGAATAACTGTTTATCATGATGATAAATTGAGTTTTTAAAAATAATGGTATATTACGCCATTGTTATAGCATTTAAGAAATCAACAACTTTACGATAAATAGTGATTGCTTCGTCATTAGGTCTACGATCAAAATCATGCTCGTTTTTATTCACGCGTTCAAATGTTGAATGTGGAACATGGTTCATGATATGTTCGCTTTCCTCAACGGGAACATCATAATCGCCATTACAATGCGCAACGAACACCGGGGGAAGTGTTTTAAGTTCATTTGGTGAGATGTTGTATTTTGAATCAGTATAATCAGCAATGTTAATCATATTGATCCACTCACCTGTACCACGTGCATAACCGTAGATTAAAAAACGTTGGGCGATTTGATCTTGAATAATCGGTGTTGGTGAAGTAAGTTGAGCAAGTACTGTTTCATTCACACTTTGAGCTATTTTAGCGTAATAGCTATTTGCCATTTTAAACGGTTCAGTATTGATGCCACTATAACCATAAAAATCAATAACACCATCAATATCTCTGTCTCGTGCAATTAATAGACTTAAATATGCACCTGATGATCTGCCAAAGGTAAAAATAGGGCAATTAGAATATTGTGATTGAATCGCATCGAATGATGCGTAGACATCCTCAATAATACAATCGAGACTTACTTCTGGTAATAAACGATAACTTAGTTGAATTAAATCGTAATGTTCCGTAAGGATATCGATATACTGTGGCGATAAATCATTGGCTTTTCCAAACATTAAACCGCCACCATGAATGTAGACAATGGCACCTTTTGTTGGTTGATGCTTCGCTTTAATAATTGTGTAGGGTAATTCAAATGCATCTTTAGTAATTACTTTATCTTTAATTTCAGTCAC